GAAGACCCGTGGGTTGACAACTCGGTAGTGCGGTAGACCGTGGCGGTGGAGGATTCGGTGGATGTCCCGTTCGGTAAACGGCTGGTTCCTTGCATTGTACGGCGAGTACGTATCCGACATTACCTTGTGGTCTTCTGACGAATCTTTTATCCGTTTTCCTACACAATGGGAGCCGCGCAGTCCATGACCTATACTGAAGTCCCGGACGCCTTGCCGAAGCACGATCCTGGCAGGATGATTGAGATCAAGGATGTGCGGTATCGGTGTCCGATCATAAAAGATATGGCGGTGGGTCTTGTCTTCTTCAATCCCGCGAAGTCGAAGCGAATGCTGATGAACTATCTGTACACCATCGAGAAGCTCAAACTTGCAAAGATCCCGTATTTTACGCTCGAGTTGGTGTACAATCGGCAGGAACCAGAGATCGCCGATGCTTTCCACGTCTACGCCAAGTCGGTCATGTTCCACAAGGAGAATCTCTGCACCCTCCTGGAGTCCAAGATCCCGTGGTATTATTCGAAGGTACTGTTCTTGGATGCTGACCTGATCTTTGGCAACCCGGACTGGTATTCTGAAGTCTCCTCTGCCTTGTCGGATCACGATGTTGTCCAGCCCTTTACCACGGCTGTCTGGATGGACATCACCTACACCAAGGCGACTCAGATCCGGGAGTCTGTGATCTACATGGACAAGCAAAAAACCTTTGATCACAAGCTCCATCCTGGATTTGCCTGGGCATTCAGGCGCAAGTGGTTCCGCAAGGTGGGGTTCTTTGAATACGGTGTCACGGGGAGCGGAGACACCCTGTCGGCGGCGGCGTGGTTGGGCGTGAAGTTCCCTCCTACGTATCTCAAGCCCGCGCTGGCTCCTGCATATGAAGTGTTCGACAAACTGCCCAAGCCTCGGATCACCTGCACGTCGGGAGCTATCTTTCACATGTGGCACGGAACTCACGTCAATCGCAGGTATGTCGACCGCCACACGATCCTGGATGGCGTAAAGGACATTCGCAAGGTCATGCGCCCGAACTGGAATGGCGTCTGGGAGTTTAGCATCAAGGGTCTCTCTGAAAAAATGCTCAACTACTTCACCTCCCGGGTGGACGATGGGGTCTAGCCCATTTAAAAATAATGTGTTGTTGAAAGTCATATCACGTTGATGGTGAAGCCCTTCTTCGCTCTGGCTTCCCGTCTGTTGAGCACGAACGGGTCTCTCGTGTGTAATCTTACGCGTATCCAGAGCGGGTTTCTACCCCGTGAAAACCTGGTCCAAGCACAACGTCACCTTGCAGATATTCAGAACGCCCTGCGAGAGATTGAAGAGTCTCTTAATCGCGCTTCACCACCTTCAGCTCAAATCCGTAGTCCGTCTCCACCATCTTCGCCTCTTGGCGCCTAACAATCTCATTCATCAAATCCTCCCCATGCTCCGGAAGGAGCTCGTCCAGATATGCCTTCAGCTCTTTCTTGGAGAGCGTCCAACCCTTCTTCCACTGGTTTGGACGCTTGACTGCAAAGACCATGCCGGAGCTTGCCAGATTAATCTTGTCGGGGAGTTCCTCGCGGGAGTTTGCATACAGGGCTGCCAGATCCAACTCGATCGTACGTCGCTCATCTCGGAGTCCGTTCGCAGCGACATTGACGTCATTTAGGCGCCGAGTGACATTCGCATAGGCGGTGAGAACAGGCTTGAGAGAATCCATTGTGACTTGTTGTTCTCTTGACTTAATAGTATCCGTTTTAGAACAAGGATGTCTTGGGTAGACGAAGAGCAGGTCGACCGGCTTCGAGAAGTCATCAATAAGCAACATAAGAAGGATCCTCCGATTCCCAAGGGAACTTCCGAAGAAATGTGGACAAACATCCAGCGTCGTCTCCACGAACAGTGCTCAACTGGATCTGCAGAGTGCATTGTGTCGTCCTTGATGAAGAAACCCGCAGCTTCGAAACAGTGGGCGGTCAATCGGTATGAGTGGCTGTCGTCGGATGACATTGATCATGTAGAGAAGGAATATGTCAAGCTGTTTTCCCATTACCACTTTCTTGGTTGTATTCCTATCGACTTTGACTTGAAGAGCGAGACCCAAGAGTGTATTGTCAGTACATTGTGTGCAATGAAGCTCTCCGAGTTGGCAGATAAGGGACATGAACAGATTGGGATTGTTTTCAATACAGATCCCCACGACGGCCCCGGCGAGCACTGGATCGCTCTGTTCTGTGACATACGCCCCGAGTTAGAGTATCCTCGTATCACATATTTTGATTCCTATGCTCACCACCCCGAGAAAGAGATCAAAAAGTTGATGAAGAGGTGGAAGGCGCAATGGGATGCGACGGGGAAGCATTCGAAACCGATGAAAATGACCTTCAACGCCACACGCCACCAGTTCAAGGATTCAGAGTGTGGAATGTATTGTCTGTACTTTCACCGCTCGTGCCTGATGGAGATCCCAATGCAAGAACGTATCCCGGATGATGTTATTAATGGATTTCGTCAGCTATTGTTTAGAGTGCCAAAAATAGAAGGCGGTATCTAATAATGCAGTTCGTACTTGGAGCCGCACTTGTTGGAGCCCTGGGATACACAGTCTGGCGCGAAGCCACAGACAAGGATGGTGAGGAGAAGGGAGACCGCAAGCGCCTCTGCGACTACTACGCAACCGGTGGCGTCTTTGAGAATGCCAAGATTGTGGTGGAGTCTGGACGCCGTCTCCTCGAAGTTCACCTCTACGCCGATGAGAACGGCAAACCAATCGTAGCCAAGAATCCGTTGAACCTTGGATACGATTATGCATATGATTACTGGACGTTTGATTCAGTGTGTGTAGATCTCATTCAAGCCTGGCAGTCGACAGACGATCCGTTCATCCTGTCGATCGTGCCTCATTCAACCAACACGGTCACCCTCAACCTCGCCGCCGAATGTCTGAAGACAACAGTTCATCGCCACCTAGTTGCAGGCGTTACCGTCGACACGCCACTGGATGAGCTAAAGAATCGCCTGATTGTGGTCTCCGACAATGTACAGGGATCTGAGCTCGGTCTACTTGTGAACCTGTCGTGGGGCGACTCTACTGTACGTCGCCTACTGTATGCACAGGCGATGCATCCCCGCGATCAAGCCGAGCTGGTCGCCTACAACCGCAACGCCATCACTCTTGTCGCACCCGACCCCACCTTCGGCAAGACAACTCTGGATCCAGCGATCGCCTTTGCGTATGGATGCCAATGGCTCCTTTTTGACAGTCCTCGGTCCGCCCCGGGGTTCGTTGAAAAACCGACGGGGTTACAATAACTTCTTGTTAACTAAACAAAATGGCAAACAAGTGGCTCGCTCACGTGAAGAAGACGATGAAGTCCCACAAGGGCATGAAGTTCGGTCAGGTCCTCAAGCTGGCGAAGAAGACCTACAAGGGTGGTTCCGAGGGCGGTGTTGAGCCGGCGCCTAGTTCCGAGGGTCCCTTCTCCAACGCTGCCGGCACCGGTGGTCGCCGTCGTCGTTCCCGTCGCTCCCGTAAGACGCGTCGCGGTGGTGACTACTAAAACGAAACTCTCTGATTGAAAGCAACGTACTCCATGGATCCACCCAAGACTCGCCGTGAATTGAAGAAGACTGCCAAGGAGAAGAAGGCTGATGTCTATTCTGCAAAACATACACGCCTACAAATCAAGACCAAACCTAAGACGAAGTAGACCGCCGCTTACGAGTCATCTTCTTCTTACGATTCACCTTCCTACGACGGGTTCTGCGCCCAGCTCTGGGAAGTGCAACACCCCTGTTCGCAGCAGAATCAAGTACAATACGCTTAGGATCCTTTGCGTTAGCAAACTCCATGATGTTCTTCATCACATCTGGATAGAGCTTTGTCTCGCGAGAGATCTGCTCACCCATCAGCTGTGTTGTGACCGGCCTACCCAAGAGAATCCTTCGGAGAAAACAATAATCATTATGGATTCCACTTCTTTCCATCGTGTAAAGACAGTCGCGGCGTCGATCACAACCAATTGAAGTAATCGGAAAGAATCTAGCGTATTCTAATGATCCCTCACGAGCGTTTTCTCCTTCGGCTACGAGTTGTCCAAACGCCTGCTTTGAACCATCGGGAAGTTTTTTAATCATGGCTGCTCCGTCGATTGAATCCCACCAACGACTCGGATAATACGCATTTCCATTGGAGTCCATGACTTGGCCCGGAGCGTGGTTTTCAAACTCACGTTCCGCTTCGGCATCAGCATACGCAACAGTGGTAACAGTTCCATCCATTGCGACAGTCCGGAGTATATCTTCATCCCAAAACATGAGCCTTCCATCAGAATCAAACCAGATATCATCTACCTCTGATATGAATGCTACGGGACCTGGTCCGTCAATTATATGGTCATTCCCTTGAAATCCCCTAATCTCACCGGGCATATTAGCCTCGGAATCCTCACCGCGTCCAGCAAGAGTTGTCACATTCTGACCCCGAATTGCTCGTATGCGATACATCTCACCAACATACAAGGTTCCATCGGGTCCTTTTGCCATCCTTCTTGGATTGTTGAACCTTGCAGTTGCAAGGGTTCCGTCTGCATAATTTGTACCTATGCCGCCACCAGCGAGTCCGGCATAGTGAGTTGTGGTTGGGATTCTAGCCGGAGACACCCGTTTAATCGTGTAATCTGGGTGGCTGATATAGATAGTTCCGTCGTTATCTACCATCAGAATATCACAACCGTCAGCATGCCCGGTGAGAGAAATACTAACAACTGTATGGACCACGCTCTGCATTGTAAATCTACGCTATTATTTCTTGTCAACCCGCCGCTTACGAGTCATCTTCTTCTTACGATTCACCTTCCTGGTCTGCCGACGGCGACGACCACCGCCTGGAAGAATGTTGAGAGTGCCATATTCAATCGTAGTGTCCTCGTTCATCTCTTGGTCACCACTTACTAACGGATTGGTGTTGGGATGATCTTCCCACCATTTTTCAAGTTCTTCACGGTTATAGATCCAATTATTCTTCCCACCAATCCGAATCACGCTGTCACCCTGTTTAAACTCGTCGCCTGTAAAGATATCTACGGGTTCAAGGTCAGATTTTTTGACGTCGATACTGTTAGGACCAATCTTACGAATCGATCTTCTATCTGCGAGATAGAGAATGTTTCTCACTCGATCGGATCCAAATGTGTATGATTCATCAAAGGTTGCAGTTTCAATAGGTCCATCCGTTACTGGAGTGTATTTTTTAACCCCCATAGTGATCTGCTCGGTACCATCGGGGAGCGCTTTCACAAATGCGGTATTTGGAGGCACCCCATATGCTTTGTGATAATACTTGTTTCCGTCTTTATCAATCGCCTGTCCCGGCGAATGTAGATCAGTGGCATCATTCCATATAGATCTTGTTGAAGCATCGCTATGCTTGGCAATCGTAGTAACTGCTCCATCCATAGACACTGATCGAAGAGTATCTTCATCCCAAAACATAAGCCGATCATTATCAAACCAAATAGTATCTGCATGTACCACAACAGCATCAGCTCCGACGCCATCAACAGGATTGTATTCTTCGCGTTCTCGAGTATCGTGACCGGCAAGTATACTTACTTGACCATCTCGAATGACTCGAATATAGCTATAATCTGCTACATATAACGCTCCATCGGGACCCCTCACCATGGATTGTGGCCGCATGAACCCGCTTGCAAATAGGGTGCTCGTTCCATCAAGTGTATGTTTGTAGATTCCCCCTCTCAGCATAGCTCCGAAATAAAGGCTACCATCATCTTCATCCACAAACAATATGTGTGGCCAGTCAGCACGAACAATAGTAGTCACAATACGATCACTCATTACTTCTACAGTAATACTTTATGAACCATCCGAAATGTGCGCCGATGGTCGCGGTCCTTTGTGCGACCACCTGCTGTTTTGCGACATGTTTTTCCGTGATACGTCTTTTTCGAGCAACCGCTCTTGAAATACGCAAGATGGTGAGCCCAGCCCTTGAACGACCGAATATACACCTTTGTTTTCTTTGACAAGGCAGTCAACAACCCGTACATCCACTTCATATACGCTTTGCGGGAGCTCAGCGCAGGTTCATGCGCAGTTATATAGTTTGCGTAGACTGTCCGAAGTTCAGGGAAGGGATACACTTCACGGAGGGCATGCAAGAATGTACGTTGTGTAGCCATTTGGTTGGGCTCGGGGTCATCTGGATAGTTGGCAGAGATGGATGCCAAGAAATCAGCACCGGGCACCGCCGTGGGCTTCAAGGACATGTAACGAGCCTTGACGTCTTCAAACGTAGGATCAGGTCCGGGGTCAATCACGGCAGGATCCTCTTTGCACTGAGTCCTCAACTTGTTGTTCACCATATTGTGGATCTCGTAGAGCCATCGTCCAGGGTCGGCTCGGGGGCTGCCGGAACCCGAAGGGTGGAGCGGGTGTTTGGCAACAAACTCCGTGGTGGACGCACGGCAGAATTTACAAGGCAAGACATCTTTCATTTGGTTCAGAACATCGTCGGGGTGCTTGGACTTGAACGCAATCAAGTGAAAAAGTTGCCATGCGCTACCTCCCCAGTACCGGGTGTCCATTGTCTTTACGAAATAAAGTATACCCATCTTAATAAAAATGCTTGATACCCGGGACATCATCATCCTGACGGCTTCGTTCTACCTCGGTGGTGTTGTTGGAGAGTTTTTCAAGTCGCTCTCGGAGGACATCCTGACCCCGCTTCTCGCCCCGGCGGCCGCGGCCGGCAAGGGCGTCGGTTCCTACACAGTCTCCATGGGTGGCGTGACGCTCCGTGTGGGCGAGGTGCTGGTTGCCTTCGTGAACCTGGTCGTCTCGTTCGTGCTGGTGGTGTTCACGATCGGACTCCTCCGGACCTACGTCTTGACCCGTATCGGCGCCGGCCAGCACCGGGCTTAAACTTGCGCGTCGATCGTCTGCGCCGTCCTCCTGACCCGGGCATAGCGAGTGCAAGTGGGGTCGCATCGCTGGCACCTTCGACTGCAGGAAGAGGGGATCCGCGCCCACATAAACGACTCTGATCAATTTTTTTCAACTCATCCACTACGTCAAGAAGACCACGATCTTCTGACATATCGGTATACGGTCCAAAGGGGTCAGACTTCACAACACGACTCCACAAGGCAAACTTCTTTATCTTGATTGCATTGCGGTAGTTGGCCTTGTTGTTTACATTGTTAAGGTAGTCATCAATCAGAATTGTGTTACAGGGGAAAAATCCCTGTTCCTTGTATTTTTCCTGATCCCAGATCCAGTGTAAGTTTTTCTGATGTCTTCCGCCGGGCACAGGATGGCCCTTTGCTTCTCCATCGTGGTCTTCAGACCATACATTGGTAATGAATCCTTCGCCCATCCTTTCCTCGATAATCTCCTTCACCCACTCTGCGTATGGCTGATCAGATAGTGTCCAAAGATTCACCGTCTTTGCAAGCTTCTTCATCCACGCAAAAAAGTCCCAAAGTTCGGGGCGAAGAACAAAGCCCTGATAG